CTAAAAGCGCGAACTTCGGGTTGCTCTATGGATCTGGCGCTAAGGGTTTGCGGGATTATGCAGGCGCTATGGGGATCACGATGACGGTCGAGGAGGCCGAAAAGATTAGGGATACGTTCCATGCCACCTACCAAGGCGTGCATGACTGGCAGCGTGAAAACGCAGAGCTGGCAAATAAGACGGCGAATCAGAAGTTTGCTGAGATTCGTATACCTGGAACGGATCTTCGCCGCTTCCTATTAGGTGATATGAATCGACTGACGACTCGCTGCAATACACCGGTCCAGGGGGCTGGTGCTGCGATTTTGAAGCTTGCCCTCGCTCGTTTGTGGCCGCACCTACTAAAAACCGGAGAGCAGCGGGTCCGCCTCGCCGCTGTTGTGCATGACGAAGTTGTGCTGTTGGTGCGTGAAGGTTTGGAGGAGGAGTGGGCTAAAACGCTCAGCGAAGTAATGGAAGCGGCGGAAGCAAAATGGCTTGGGGATATACCACCTCTAGCTGAAGCGGCCCACGGCAAAACCTGGTACGACGCTAAGTGATGCCGCGATCTCTACAGTTACTTAGTTGTGGCAATCCCGAAGGCCTATGGCCCGAACTGGGCGCCAAATCATGGTTGCCTGGTTGCAGGATGAGATTCGGCATGCCACAACTGCCGATCTACAGCGAGCAGCGGAATTTCTGGCCTTCGCCAAGGAGGTGCGTGATGGATGCTCGAAGCAGCGACGCTCCAGTCGCAAAGCGCAACAAAACAGTTGGCGCAAGTACGTTGACCAAAGCGTTGCCTGGTAGTACATTAACTGCAGTCCGCTTTGACTTACAGCCTTGAAAATGCACGGCGCCAAGCGGCATTACCAGGTTCTGATCGATCCTGCACGTGCTGACCTTCTCGACCGTGTTGCCGAGAAAGAGGGCAAACGGACCACGGCACTGATCCGGGATCTGTTGCACGATTTCCTTCAAGGCGTGTATACCAAGGCGGAGTATCAGAAGGCTCTGGATGCAGATCAAGACACACGCGCTCGAGCAGTTCGCCGTCAAACCGAAGGCAGACTCCGAGCTCGTAAAACAGAAAGCGCTTAATCAGTACGCGGTTCTGTTTGGACTGACCTGGCTGACCGGTCTTCTTATCGTCACTATCTTCCTTACTGTTTTTGATGGATCTTCCGTACCAGGTGCCCGGTAGAGGGTTCTCTACCTACGAGGTGGTGCTGCGTCTTCCGCACTCCAGGGCGCTTAAAACACTTCGCGTCGTTTCAGACGACATGTTCCAAGCTTCCCTCAAAGCAAGGGAGAATTTCATTGGATCGCAGATTGTTCGCTTAGTGGAGGTCTGATCCATGCTCGAAGATCTCGGTCTAAGACTCTTGCGTCTCGGCACCAAGCGGCCTGTGCGGGTGGTACGCCCTCCTTACTGGGTCATCGAACACTTAGAGCCGCAACCCGCTCCACCGCCCACACGCGGAGTGACTGCACTTGCTGTATGGATGCTTAGGCGTTCCAGCCCTTTATCCGTTATTGACTTCAGTCACCGCATCATCAAGGTCACCCTTCCTTAGGGGTGGCCTTTTTTCTTAGCTCGACGCCTTCTTGCTTCAACCACAGGAGGACCCGGCTGTACGGGATGCGGAGGGCGCGGCTGATGGACATGCCGCTCATGCCGCCGTTGTACATGAAAAGGACAAGCTTGGAGTCCGCACCACCCCAGAGACTGGGGGCTTGTTTCGTGTCTTCTTTCGCTTCCTCCTTGGTCACAAGCTTAGGTCCGGTTTAGTAATTAGAGTGTAGGCTATTTATAGGTTCGTTTCTGTGCTACTACTTATGTCTTCTTTTGAGAAAGTAACAATGGCGGAAGTTAAGGTCCGCACCGGTCGGAACTGCAAGACCACCCCGCTGCGGGAGGAGGTGCTAGCTATGAAGGAAGGCGACGCCATCTATGTGCCGTATTACGACGAGGAGACTGGTACGGGGTATCGGCCCACGACGATTTCGCAGGTGATGGGGATGCTCACCAAGCTGAGCGACCGCTACCGGTATTCGGTGAGGCGGGATGCCACGCGGCCTGGATGTTTCGTGCTGTGTGTCCGCAAGCCGGCAGTTTGAGTCTCGCTTGATAAGGTAGAATCGAAGTCCCGGTACAAGCTGGGACTTATCGCTTTTTCGAATTATGCCTCTTACTTTTTTAAGCAAGTCGCTGGACCGTGTCGTCCTGAAGGATGAGCTGCACTGCCTGACGCACCAGGAACTTCAGGCCCTGCGGGGTGAGCTGGTGATTGCTAGTCGTTCAATGCAGATCGCTTTGGATGCCCGGCTTAAAGATGAGCAGGAGACGGGCGTACCACTTGATACGGATTGGACTCACAAGATCCGTAAGAAGATGGAGGTCTGTGCGGCGTTCTGTAAGTCGATCGAGCATCTGCTGGAGCAGAACGTCCCGAACGGCTACCTCAAGCAGCTAATTAGCGAGAAGCTCGAGGAGCTGTTGATTGAGGAGGTGGGAGAGCGGCTGTATAAGGAGCTGAAGGAAGAGGCTAAAGATCTCGCGCTTTCAGATCTTCAAGCTCAAATTCGAGACGCATGATCTCGTGGACCGCGGACTGCAGCATGGCTTGGTACGTCATCAGGGTTCTGAACAAGTAGGCCTCGCGTGGTTCCATTGATCTCGCCAGGATCTCAGTCTGCAACTCCTTTTCGGGTTTTACATCTCTCTGTAACCAGTCCATCCGTGCCCTCCATTTGCGCTATTCTACGAGCGCCACAAGGTTCATTAGCTTTTATTTATGGCTGATTTTGCGAATTTGCTTTGGAATGAGGAGATCGAAATAAAGTCGCAACACGGCGAGGGGATCAGCAGACCCGTCGCTGGTGCGAAGACCAAGGAGTTCCGCATCAAGGTGCGGCAGGTTGGTGCATCTCCGATGTATGTCCATATGCGGGCTGAATCCAAGAGTCATGCTTTGAAGTACGCCAAGGCGCGCTGGCCCATGTCGCAAATTGAAATCGTCTGATTATGGAAGACACGCGATTTAGGGTTCACGTCCTTAGTGCGACGGAGAACCCTCAACAACTGGTGTGGCTTGGCATGCACCAGGACTACTTCGAGGGTTTCGTTGCTGACTCCGGTATCCCGGCAGAGGATGAAGCAGGACGCATATGCGTCAAGCGACTCTTAGCTGGGGAGCGCGGTCATTACGGACCACTCGAACATCCCGCCATCACTTTTGCCGTAGGCGGGTTCCCCCATTCCGTGATGCAGCAGGCCCGCACCCACCGGGTGGGCGTGAGCTTCGATGTGCAGTCGATGCGCTACACGGGCCAGCGCATGCTCGAGGTTGTCTCGGGCCAGCTGAAAGTTGAGGATGTGGTGTATTTCCGCCAGCCCGGTTATTACAAGGATCGAGATGGCAAGAAATACCGCTACTCCGTTGATGACATGGTGCAGGATCAGATCGTTGCTACGGATCTGATTAGGCGGTATGCAGCGCGGCTTAGGGCTGGATTCGCTGAGGAGCACATTCGAGGGATGCTGCCCTTTGATTTCAGGCAAAACTTTGTCGTCACCTTCAATCTGCGGAGTGCGCTCCACTTCCTTGACCTGCGGGCTAAGGCAGACGCGCAGCCTGAAATTCAGGCACTCTGTGATTTGATGCTGCCACGCCTCGAGGACTGGGCGCCTGAGATCCTCACTTATTACGTGGAACGGCGGCTGGGTAAAGCCCGCTTAGCGCCATGAGCTTTTTTCGCACGTGCCCGAAGTGCGGGCAGCCTTCGCTCAAGGTGAAGGAATGCAGAAAGGTCAACAACCTCGCGGCTTATCGCTACCGGCGCGAATGCAGCGACTGCGGCCATAGGCAGACAACTTACGAAGTTACGCCGGAACTAATCGAGGAGTACAAGCTCCTGCAGCGGCTAAATACCGCTATCTCGCAGGTCCTGAAACCCGAGGGCCGCGAGTCCTGTACCTCATGCACTTACTGGTCCGATGGCTCCTGTTCAATGCAGTTCCCCGAAGCGGGTGGATCTTTCGCCCGCGACTGCTCGCTATTCACAAAAGATCAACACGCGGAAGTGTGTGCAGTGCGGTAATTCCACGCGGAATCCCGTTTACTGCAACAAGTGTTTTGTGCAGACGCCGGGCGGTAAAGCCGAGCGGCGTATGGAGTGGATGCGTTCCAAGTACAAAGCATCAGAGTGTGGTGGTCCTTGCGCACCATGCATACATTGGAGCAGTAAGTGCGGCCTTGGTTTTCCTGAAGGCGGTTCTGTGTATGCCCTTGACTGTCCAGCCCTACTTACTGAGACCCTTCAATGAACTGGCACCCCTTCCTTAACCGCTTCGAGGTCTTCTTATTCAGGCTGCTGAGTAGGTCACCCCGTGTGGGCATGATCATCGTCAAGCAGCACAGCGAGCTTGTGACCTGGATACTCAAGGATCCGACTGACCAAGAGCCCCTTGATGACGATGACCTGGATAGTGTTCCATGGGGTTACGAAACTCCGGCTCAGCAGCTGGAACGCCTCTACCATGCACCGGATGCGGAGCACGGCTGACCGTGTATTACTGGACAGCCGGGGTAGGCTCTTACGGCGCTCACCCCATGGTCTTCGGCATTGACACTTACTTTCGACCTTGGTTCTTTAATGGAAAAACCGTTTATTGGGGCGATCCAGTCGCTGAACGCCGAGACGCTCTGCGAAGAGCTCAAGCCATGGCAGATCGAGACCGGTAAGGCCGCGTTTCTTGATTACCTTTACGAGCTTTATGACCGCAGCAACCCTGAGGACCCGGACCACGGGACTTATACGGGATTGATGCAAAAGTTCAAGGACGATAGCGCTGAAATTATGCGCGCTTCCTTTATTGCCTCTTACTACGCTTAATTACGGTGAACAAACTGATTGGGCTGTATAGCCCTGCTGCTGGATCTGGTAAGTCCACTATCGCTCAGTGGCTAGTCGAGACAGAGGGCTACACCGTTGTGCCCTTTGCTCAGACGCTCAAGGAAATGCTTATTCCGATGCTTAAAGCGTTGGGATACTGCACAGCCGCGGCTGAAGATCTTGTGTACAAGCACAAGGAGGTGGTCGTACCAGGTGCTGACGTCAGCGTGCGGCACATGCTGAGGACCCTTGGTACGGAATGGGGCCGAGATTGCGTTCGCCCTGACATCTGGTTGCGCTGTTGGAGTGAGCGAATCAAGCAGTACGACAAAGTTGTCGTCGATGACTGCCGCTTCGTTAATGAAGCGCAATTGATCAAAAAGCTGGGAGGGCAGCTTTGGTACGTTGAGCGGCCAGGCGTACCACGCAGTTTCGAGCACAGCAGCGAGGGCGGCCTCAACGACTATTTAGATTTTTCGTGTGCTGTCTTCAACGACGGGACATTAGAAGACCTCACAACTAAGCTTCAGCTAATTGCTCAGGTGTAGTGGCCTCGCTGCGGTATCACGCCGGCCGCATGGTTCTTTTCCAGGGAACCGATGGATGGCGTGTCCGCATCAAGACTCATACGGGCAAGATTGAACTTCCGCTTAGTTGCAGCGAGCTTGAAGCTGCAGTTATTGAGGCTGAGCAGCTCTATGCCGATGCGCGGGCCATCACTAATAATCAGCCGAGGTGTCAGCACTGCATCCACTGGGAAGTGATTGCGGCACAATGTGGTTTAGGTTTCCCTGAGGGGCGCTCCAGTGGAGGAATCTTCGCCAAAGACTGCTCATGCTTCTGGACAAAGCCCTGAGTACGTCATTCCTGAGGGGGCCATCGATTGTGGTGATGGCTTCTACATCGAAATGAGTACTGAGCCAGGGATTGGCGAGGTGCGGTATCGAAGCTGTATGCCTAACTGCGCTGTGGGGCGATACTCAAATGACCTATGGCAAGCACAGCTGTACATCGAACACATGAAAGGAAATCGTTGCGGTTGATCCACCGGATCACACGAAGCGCGCGAACTAGGCTCCAATGTGGCTGCTGAATCCACCAAATCCATAGAGGCGTCTGGGATTTGTCCGCGTTACAGCGAAGGCACGCTGGCACGCAGTTGCTGAGTGTTGTAGGGCCGCCGCGCGCCTTCGCCTTTATGTGATCGATGGTTGTGGCGTGCTTACCGCAGTAAGCGCAGGTGTTATTCCATGCACTGAAGATTGAAGCCCGAAATCGTTTTTTATTAGCTTTTTTAGTAACGAGAACGGTGTCATCAATCTGATGCTCCATTTTTCGGAATAATGTATGTGTCTATTTCTATGTCTATGATGTCGTCTTCACTGTAAAAAGCCTCCGCGATCCTGGAGTAGATGTCCCCAGGAATCAGGTCGGCTTCCTGCGCAGTCTCGAAGTAGAACTTCCCTCGAATTTCGATTAGGAAGCGCTCCATAAGCGAGATTCGCCTGAGGTAAGGGTAGCTAGATCAGGTCTTCCCAGCTCGGCATTACCTGTGGTTGGCCGTTGTAATGCCCAATTTCTCCATAATTCAGCTCGGGATTGGTCACCATGAGTAGGAAAACCATCTGTCCGATCTTCATTCCGGGGTAGAGGGGCAAATTGTGGTACTTGCGGTTGTTCTTTAGCTCGAGAGTGAGGCGGCTTCCGTTCCAGCCGCAATCGGCGAAGCCGGCGTGGCTGTGTTCGTAGCCCTCCCTGGCACGCGATGACTTCAGGCAGAAAAAGCCGCAGATATCGGAGGGCATGTTGAACAGTTCCTTAGTCTCGGCCAGAAGGAACTCGCCGGGCGCCATCAAATAAGGCGCGTCTTTGGTGCAGTGGGCAATGGACTGGAGCTGCAGGTCCTTGCTGTGCTCGACGTCAACCATGATGTTGTCGCCGATTCGCAAGTCCAGGGAAGCGGGATTCAGAAGCTCGATGTCAAAGGGGCGCACCATCGATTCTTCGACGCAGAGACGTCGAATCTCGCTATCCGGCAGGAGCATTTAAGTACTCGGTATCGCTGAGCAGTGTAGTCGTGGTTGTCCTAAGGGGTAAGGAAGAGTTTTAATTCGTCTTCCCGACGACGTGCCAGGCCCTCGAGCACTTTGCCCCCGGCTTTGTTCCAGCGGGGCAGCTCCTCCTTCGCTACACGATTTGGGTCCTCGCCTGAATTGAGGCGCCGGCGCAGGGTGCTATCAAACAGCGCACCAGCACCGACGTTGAACACGAAGCAGATCAGAGCACAACGCTGGTTGTTGGTCAGTTTGGCGGTGATCTGTAGGTCGACGACATCAACAAAGCGCTGAACGTCCTTCTCAAGCAGGGCATCGGCTTCCTCTTGGGTAATCCGCATGCCCATCTTGACCTTCGGACCAGTTGAGCCGTAGCCGATCGTTGGTACGCCGGCACTGCATAAGTAGGTCTCGAGGCGGCAACCTTCCCACTTGCGGATCAGTGCGACAGCTGGGCCGATTGAGCTTTCGGGTTGCTTACCGGCTTGGCTCCATGTGGAAAACCAAGCCCTGGAGCGATCGAACGCACCAGGGTCGGCCGTGAGAATCTCGGCTTCAAGTTCGTCAAGGGCTGCCAGCTGATGGGGCAGCGCCTTGTAGTACTTGAAGAGGTCGGCTAAGCGGATGGGGCTTTTGCCCATGATTTAGAAGAAACGGAACTTCGTGGGGCTTAGCCGACTCAGCGCTTTTTTGCCTTGAGCAGGTTCAGAGCCTGGAGAATCAGTTGGATGACGCTGTTGGATTTCAGGGGGCTCATTCCGATGATCTCGGAGGCCGCACCAACGATGATCCAGAAGGCGGGGTGGCTGAGGAAGTCGAAGTCCATAAAGTGCTGGGTTCTGTGCCCAGCCTAGTGCGATCTGCGCGTTTGCTCTAGTGCTCTGAGTCGTACTTCGTGATCGTCGAGGCGTTCTTTGTGATCGGAGCGCAAAGCGGTGATCTGCTCGAGGATCAGAGCCATGCGGGTGTCCATAACACTGGCGCGCTTATCGATGCGCCACAACGCACTAACACCAGCGATGATCGCCGCGGTGACCAGAGGTGTAAGGAAAGGATCCATCAGCCGCGGTGGCTATCGTCTCATTATGGCGACTCCCCGTAAGCCCCCTTTTTGCGTCGAGCGGTTCAACCGCTTCGCTTCCTTGGGGATCATGGTGTGGTCTGCCGCAATGCTGACACTGATGTCGATGGGCATCGTGTCGAGTAAGAGTGAGATGTTTTTCGTAACAGTGTTTGGCGGATCCTCCGCTGTATTTGGTGTCAACGCTGTGAATAAGGCTGGGCAGGCGAGTTCAACTGCATCAGCCAGCCGCTCTACGATTAAACGAAAGACTACGCCTCAGCCATGAACTACAAATGGCTACTCCTACTGATGGTGTTGCCTGGGGCGGCAGTCGCGCAGACCGTGACGCCCAACTTCACGCAGGGCAGCATGACCAGCACGACCACCACTACGCAGACGGTCAACGAAACCATTCAGGTCAAGGTCTACGGAGGCGACTACGCCAGCTATTCAGGTATCAACGTCACGCCTTCAGGTGCGATCGGCGCCAGCGGGACCACCTACAGCGTCACGAATGCAGGCGAGCAGTTTCAGCTGGAAACCGTAACCAGAGCTGCTGGACTCGTGGAACAGCAGGATATTACCCGCACCATCACTACAAACAGCACTACAAATTCGTTGTCGGTGTTCTCGCAGTAATCTGCGCTCTGCCTGTTGCAGCGCAGGATGGCGGCACAACGGCAATCGCCAATCCCGTGGCAACGTCAACCGGCAGCGTCAGTAATCAGGCGGTTCAGATCAATCAAGGCAGCTATAGCCAGCAGAGTTATGGCAACGGGCATACATGCAATAGCTCGACGCTGGTGTTCACACCCTTCTACTTAGGAAATGATGTGAATCCTGAGCCGTATGTCAGGAATCAGAACTTTGGGGCGCAGGTCAGTCTGAGCGTTCCACTCGATCTTGAGATGGTCAGCCTGTGTAAGGAGCTGGCGAAGCGCAAATTAGAGAAGGAGCGGCTTGACTATGCCCTGGTACGTGCGTTGAAGTGTGCTGAGTTGTACGAGAAGGGGTACAAGATCAGGGAAGATTCGCCCCATGCGGTCTTATGCGCTGATGTCGTGCCAGTAGCCGCTGTCGTGCCCAAGTCTCCACCTTCTTTCCCCGCAGTTTCTGCACCTTCGTCGCCAAAGCCTTGAAGGCCGGTTTCATTGCGCTGACTAGGCGCTTGAACATTGATGTGGCAGCTAAGGTCGCTCCGACGCTAATCACACTCGTAGTGGCCGCGGCGCTCAAAATCTCCGCTTTTGGTACAGGGATTTTTACGTTCGTACCCGGTACAACGACCGTAGTTACCTCTGCTGTTGACGATGGCTCGGGAAGTGCTTGGGCTGGTTTTGCGACCTGCGGCGCTGATGGTTCTTCCGGTACTTGGCGCAGTGCTTCCTTTATTAGCTGTTGCAGATTTTGTTGAATCTCGGGTGCAGGCTCGGCGGGCTTTGCGGGCTCCGGCAGTGGAACAGATGGCGTGCCAGCGCTGACTGCCTGGGGAATGATTATTGGTGCATAAGACGGCAAAACCGCCCGAGGTAGCTCCAGCGGAGATGCCGGAATGTCGGGCGGTCTTGGTACGTTGAAGCCCGGAAGCTCCAAGATCGGAATCACCGACCCTGACCACGTAGAGGCTTCTTGCCCCGGCGGCGTGGGCGTGATTGCTGCCCGAATCCTTGGCGGGTTGTTTTCGGCGGACCAGGCTGGTGCTCGATCCGCGCGGTGCCGGTTTTGCTGCGGACTGCCATCAGCTTTCGGGGGCAGGCGGCTCATCCGCCGGAAGCGGTTCGTTGCCTTCGGCTAGCCAGCGTAGTGGTTGCATGGCGCGTTCTAACGGCCAACCTGCCCTTAGCCTACTCCGCAAACTTGATGGGCGTAACCCCAATTCACGTTCCCACTGAGTCCTCGTCTGGCACTTACCGTTCCATTCAATAAACACGCTAGTTCTTGTGTTGTTTGACTGCTGTTGCCTTGTCGCCCAACGACAGTTGCTTTTTTCGTAATTGCCGTTTACATCAATGCGATCTAACGAACAATCGTCAGGCGCTTCACCCATGTCGGCAAAAAAGTTTTCAAACCGCTTCCACTCGGAACAGTATTTGATGCCGCGTGCTGAGTAGTCCTGGTTGAGCCTGTCGCACCGATTTCGCATGGCCATCCAAATGCGGTAGGTCCGGGATTTAGACATTCCATGCGTCTTGTTGGCTTGCCCGATTCGTGCGGCGTGTTCGCATCCGCATGACGAAACTTTCTTTTGTTTTAGATCCGTCGCGGCTATTGATTTTTTGTTCCCGCATTTGCAGCGGCAAAGCCACCAAGCTCCGTCACTAGGCCGCAACTTCGGACCACGTTCTAGGACAGTCAGACTGCCAAACGTTCTGCCACGAAGATTATCGACTGGCTTGCCCATGCAATAAACGCGCAGACAGCCAGTATAGCTCAATAATCCGTGTTCAGCTTTCGGCTGGTTCGTCGGCTGGTAAAACCTCGCCACCTTCTTCGACGTACTTGAGATACGCCTGGTAGTCGGTGTTGCCTTCGGCAAAGGGGATGAAGGCGTTGTCGGTGAGGCGTTTGACAAGTCCAGGTTCGACAAGTTGATAGGTCATTGATCAAAGCTCCGCACTAGCAGTAAATGTGCCACTGTTTGTGTTGTTTGCAACTGTAGTACTTCGACCAACACTCGCCATGGTTGTTGTTATGTCAAGAGTGCCAAACGTACCCTGATCGTTAGTGCCAGCAATGGTCGGAGTCACACGTTTTGTGACATAATACACGGGAGTATAAACTGCTGCGGTGATGGAAGCATTGCTTATTCCATAGCGAATAGAATAATTCCCTGTTTCGTAATACCTCTGACACAGACTTAACTCCTGCCCATAACTCCGCCGCTCAAACGGTGTGGCGACAGAACCGGCTTCGAGTTGGACTCCGGTGATGTAGAACGTGGCTCCGTTGGTGCCGACCACGCTGGTGGCTCCGGTGGCTGACCGGAAATCAGATCCCGACCACGATCCAGCAGTTCCGCTCAACGTTGAGCCAACACCAAGGCCAAACCAAAGAGTTAATGAGCCTGAGTTATCTGACGCCCAAGTTCCTGAAGTATCGCCAGGAATAGTTGTAGTTTTGTACTCCCAAGTGTTGGCAGCGTTAATGGAATAAGTAAAAGGATAGCTTCTATTAGACGCACCATTCTGCACCGATGCACCAAATGTGCCTGTCAGAGAACTGCGTACCCAAAACGAAATTGTTACCGACTGAGCACCTGCGGCACCCCACCCAAGATCGGCAACATTAAAACCCTCAATTCGTTGAGCAGTGAGGTAATAGTCGCCTGCCGTAATCGAAACAGCGGCGGCTACGGTTAAACCAAGATAATTTTTGAAACCTGTTGGAGGAGTGACGCTGCCTGCGTTTTGTTGAGCAGTAAATTTACTTGCGGCGTTTGCGAAATAAAACCAGCGATCAAGCGTGTAAGTTGTACCGCTGCCGAGCGTTACACTCGCCCCAGCATTTCTCTGATCGATCATCATTGATCCGTTGATTATCCTCGACCTGCCACTCAGGCTGCCGCTGGTGGGATAGGCAAGACCGTTGAGCGTGGCTTGGCCGTTAGTGTCCAGCGTGATCGCCGCAGATGCTGCTGACGGGTTCTGGACGTTGGTTACTTTGATGGTGCTCATGATCAACCCTCGTACATGATGTTGATGGTTCCGGCGTCGAAGGTATCTGTGCCGTTGACGGTGGTGATGCGGATGCGGTCGAGGGTGGCGGAGAGGGCTTTGCTCCCCATTACGATTGAACCAGAACTAGCGGTATCGGCAGAAAATTGCCCCGTATGCGTAAATGTATTGCTTGACAGAAGGGAAAACACTATGTGTCCTGAGTACACAAAAGCCGCAGTATGGGCATTTCTTAATACGCATCCCGATGTGGAATACGCTGCCGAACCTATGCCGGTGGAGTTCATGGACCCGGATGTTGAAACATACCCAGTGGTAGCAAAGCCGCCACTGTCGCCGAGCTGCACCTGTACTGGACTCGTCCCATTCGTACTCACCCCGTTAAACATCACCGTCACCCGCTTTGCCCAACTCGGAATCCCAGTAAAGTCAATGCTGGTGCCGGAAGTGCTGGCTTGTGCGGTGCCTTGTACCATTCGCCCACGATCAGCAAAGCTCAGCGTTCCAGAGCCGTTGGTGACCAGTGCTTGATCGGCGCTGCCATTCCCCGTCGGAAGGACAAGCGTGTTGCTACCAGCGGTTGCCGGTGCATCAATTTCCACATAGCCGGATGTGGAGCCGTTTAGTCGTAGGGTCATGGGTTAGTACCTCCTTCAAGTGCGGTGAGGCGGGTTTCGAGGGATTCGATCTTGGAAACAGCTTCCTGCAATGCAGCCGTTAGCAGCGGCACTAGCTTGGATTGGTCAATGCCTTGGTAGACGGGGTTGCCGTCTTCATCGACTGCATCCTTATCGCCAGTGATGGCTTCAGGAACGACGGCTTGGACTTCGTGAGCAAGGAAGCCGTCAACCGTCTTGTCAGGATCAACGATGAAATTGAAACGGCTTGGCTTCAGTTGTTGCAGACGAGTGATGCCGTCGGTGACAGTAGTGACGTTTTCCTTAAGGCGGTAGTCGGAAGAGGTGTTATAGCCAGTTGCAGAGGCAGTGGTTGTAATAGAGCCAACAAGACTGCCTACTCTATAAAACGTAACCGCGTATGAGCCACCACCAGCAGTTGTGTATGTGTCGTTGATACTAAGAGGCAGTCCCGAACTGGTGCTATCAGCGCCAACACCTTCAATAGTAACTCTTGCACCGCCCCTTATATTCGTTGTATTTACTTGTATTTTCCCATTACTATCAATCCTCATCCGCTCCGTCGGTGAAGACGCCCCATCCGCAGTAGTGGAGAACACTAGGCGTCCCGGCATATCGTTATTGCCAGGGGTGCCGTCTACATAAGAAGCAATGGATGCACCAGCTACAAACTTTGTGCCATCACTACCAGAGAACGTGATGCCTCCGAGTGCATCGCCTGAAGCCAGTGCAACTCCGATTGTTCCTACAGTTCCACTCTTTGATTTGTTGAGTGAAATCTGCGGAAATACAGCAGCAGCATTTTGGTAGGAGGCAAAGACTGCAGAAGATTGAGCCCAGTCCGTACCAGCTATTTGCAAATAAGGAAGAGAACTCTGTGATCCGCTTCCAGAATCAATGACACCTCCGCTAATAGCACTAGACGTACCAACTAACACCCTCCCGCTGCTATCAACCGTCGCCCGAGTTGTGCCGCCCGTGTTGATGTTGACCGTATCAGTACCAAAACTGATGCCGGTGTTTGTATCAGATCCCTGGAGTGCAGGTGTTCCGGCAGAACCGTCAACCCCCGAAATGCCGCTGGTGCCGTTGAGTGATAGTGCCATGATCAGACGATGACCCAGGTTTGACCGGAAGGAATAGTGACCGTGACGCCACTTGAAATTGCGATCGGTCCGGCACTCATCGCGTTTTTGCTTGTGGTCAAAGTGTAATTGGTAGTCACAGTCTGGCCGTTTTCATAAAAAACGTCGTCTGCACCGCCACCTGTTGCACCGCCACCAATCGCACCCCAGCTACCAGCCTTATATCCCTCGAACGTGCCAAGGGTGGTGTTGTATCGGATCATGCCGTTGTTTGGCGATCCGGGGCGTTCACCCGTCGTGCCAGAAGGCAAATCCAGCACACCAGTGCCGCTTAGCAGCACATCACCGGCAAACGTCGCAGTTCCGGTAAAGCTCGGACTAGCAGCAGTTGCCAATCCAAGGTTGGTGCTAGCCAGCGTGCCAATCGTTACCCAGGCACTGTTCGCCGCATTGCGGATCTTCAGCAGACCCGTCGTTGTATCCGCCCACCACTGATAGGCATAGGTGGTGCTGGGTTCAGTAGCGCCGCTGTTCTGGCTGACGATTGCCAGCAGCGCGTTGTTCAGATCTTGCCGGAAACTTAAGCCGGACTGGTTAGCAATCGAGTAATCGTGTTGCGCCATCAGACAATCTCCCGGCCATAACCGACCATGGTGGCGACAAACTGACGGCTCACAGCAGTACCCGTACTGTTCTTAAATACTACCTGCGCCCCAGTCCTTGTCACGCTGCTGATCTCGAAGTAATCACCTGTCGCCATGTTGTACGCAGTGATGCCGATGCTCGGCGCTTGGAAAAACGCATTGCCGTAGGTCAGCGTGTAAGTGCTAGCGCCACTGGTCAGAACGGCGGACTGCTCCACCCGCTGCTGTAGCTCCATTTCCGCGCCAAGCTCGGTCAGGATGATGTTTTGCGCCTCGTCGCTGCTGGTAGCGATGGTCTTGAACTGGAAGCCGCGACCACGGACGATGGCGTTTGAAAATTCGTGCCATGCACTCCAGGTCGGAGTGCCACTCGGGTCGTCCTGCGTGCTGCGGACGTAAGTCAAGGCATTAACCCGTTCACCACCATCGCCATCAATCAGATCCCAGGTATCGATCGGCTCGGCATGGTCATCCCAAAAGTCGCCAGGGATGTAGGGAATGGTGGCGAGCCTGCGGCGCAGGTTGGCATCGAACACACCGGGGAAGCTGTAGGTGCTGGCGAATTCGTATTCGCCTTCAGGCAATATCCCGCCCGCGCTATCGATTGATGGCAGACCGTCCCAGTTACCATCAGGCGCCAGATCATCAACAGGGAAACCATTGCTGATGACGATGCCGCTAACGCCGCCCGCCTCAAGCAAATCCTCCACATAAAACATGTTGGTGTAGTTGCCTTGGAATGGCGGAGTCTCTTGGTCTTCCGCGTAGGTCTGCACCAGTAGACGCGGTTGCGGTGTTGGCAGATCGACGATGACCGAAGTGGCAGAAGCAGAACGCCGTCCGCCGTCATCCTCAAATTTGACCAGATAAGTGCCTTCCAGCAGTGGCACCTGTTTCTGGGTCTGGTTGCCCGATGCGGCGACAACAATTTCCTGGCTTTCAGTCCAGATCGCGCCGCTCAATTCCTTGTTGTGACGGATCAGCACCTTGCCGCCCAGCAGCACATCTAGGTCAGTAGCTCGATCCCAGCTAAGAATGGCGCTGGATTCATCAATGGGAATCAGGCTTACACCGCTGACATTGGTTGGAACTGCGGTCTTGCCGACAACGGAAATCGTCAGCTCTGCCGCCACACTCGATGGCGAACGCACTGCATTCAGGCTGAAGACGCGCAGGTAATAGGTATCTGCTGCAGCGTCCAGGATTTCGTAATCCGGGCGTGGAACGTCAATGCTGTTCCAGTTGCCATCACCGCGTTTCCACTGGAAGCGATACTCACTGACGCCAAGGATTGACGGCCAACTGGCGATGATCTTGACGGCAGCGCGACCGTTCAGTTCATACAACGCCTCTGTTGCCTGCAGACCAGCCGGGGCGTCAGGCTGAAGATCGATGACGGTTACATCACGCTGCTCAAGCGGTCGATCCCGCTCCACGTAGTCATATTTCGTGGCGTTATACGCCAATGCGTTGACGGTGTATTGGATGCCGTCTTTTTCCTCGACGCTCAACACGCGCCAGGTGCTTGCTTCGACGCTGGTGTTTTGCAGCAGCCAGATGCTGTTGGCGTTGGGTGCGGCGCTATAGGCAACGGCCACATTGATTGTTGTGCCGCTGATTGTGGTGATCGCTCGGGATTCGACAGTCCCATCAGGCAATACCACCGACAGGGTGGCGTCATTGATTGCCGTCAGATCAGTATTCGCGGAATCGTCAACCGTGACGCTGGTAGTGGTGGCAGAAACAATGCGACCGCCACGGCGAACACCAGCACGCACTGGATCGCTGATTTCGATCACAGCCCCAGGGCGGACCATCACGCCTGCATCGACTGAAGTGGTGAAGCTGACGACTTCGGTTTCGTAGCCTTCGGAGTACAGAAGCCAATCACCGAGACGTGCCGCCTGTCCGCGACTGGTGCAGGCAAAGGCTTTGACCTCAGTTGTGATCACGCCATATTTGGCGATTGCGTCCTGATCCTCGACAACCTCATAGGCAACATCTTGAGTATCGAGATCGAGGTAGCTGACGACAGCAACGGTGTGGCGCGTCTTGAGGCTGCTGCCGCTGTAGCTGAATCCTTCCTCGGTGACGTTTGCCAGCGTGAACAGATAGCTCGGATCTGTCGGTTTGTCTTGGCTGATCGTCAACGCACCAGTTGCCCAGTAGGGCATGACGCGCATCGTGCTGCACAGATCGTTAATCAGCTTGTAGGCGTCATCTTGGTTCTGGATCAGCGCGTTGCAGCTAAAGCGAGGTTCTTGCCCGCCAAAGCCATCGGGCACCAGCGCGGAAGCGTACTGGGAAGCGGAATAGAAAGACCACTTATCGAGCTGACTGGCGGCAATGTGATTGCCGAAGCCGTAGCGAGTGCTGGTCAGTAAGTCCCACAGAATCCATGCGGGGTCTGAAGTCCAGACGGCAGCGCCGAAGGTGCCATCCCATGAACCGCTGTAGACAATGCGGCCATTGGTTTGATCAACGGTGCCATTGCTCGGGATCTGTACCTTGATGCCACGGACGCGGTAGGTGCGTGATGGGATGCTGCTGAACTGCTCAGCATCGAGGCGCATCGCCACCAAGGCGCTGTTGGGATAACGCAGCCTGCCGTAGATGATTTCGGTATAGCTCGACCAATACAGATCATTGATCAGGGTGCTATCTGCGCTGTCAGCCGTATTGCGCACCACCCGAATATCAACGGGGAAGGTGCCGGATAGGTCGATCTTGTAATCGCGCTGATATTGATCTGCTGTGCGGCCACTGATCGTGTCGTTTATGACGGTGGTAAAGCCGCCGCCGTTGTATTGAACTTGGATGCTCAGGCTGATGCTGGTGCCAAGTACATCGCCCTCGTTGGTGTAACGCTCTAGGCGCGGAACGGTAAGGCTGACGCGAACCGCAGTGGTGTTGCTGTCGTTAATGGTGCGCGTTACAGGCGTCGGCTGCCTGACTTGAACATTGACGCTGCGTTCATCCTCAATGTCGCCAAAACCAGGGATATAGGTCTGCGCCTGCGTACCAAAGCGCGGGTCAAAGCCGACGTTCTGGAAGTTGTAATCAGCAGCCTGGGCAGCAGCAGAATTGGCGGTAGACCGCAGGACTTGCGTGCCGTTTAGATAAACATCCTTCAGGGCAGCGGTGTTATAGGTTGCAGTGCCTTTGGTGTAGCCAGCAGCAGAAGGGAATCCCTCGATCTCACCTTCACCCAGCAGATCGACAAAGGTGGCGTATTGCTTGCTGGCAAGGTTGTCTGGATCGCGGACTGGTGTGCGCGTTGGTGCAACCACCGTTTGAACAATGGTCTGGCCGCCACCATTACCGCCACCACCGCCGCCACCACCGGCACCGCGAATAATCTCAGTCATACGGCAACCTGCACTGTGTCGATACCAGCCGAGATCACAACGGATCCGACGATGGTTTCACCGTAAATAAGCGGAACCGGCGTACCTTGACGCGAAGTGTTTTGAATACCGCTGAAGCTGTAGGACTTCTGGGGATCTAGCTCCGTTTCGCGGGTTGTGGACTGGGCGCTGTAAGCGCCGGTTTGACCTAAAGGTGCAATTCCTGGAGTAGGAGTCAGAAGCGAAGCAACGCCACCCAAAGCCAAGCTGGCACCAACGCCAACAATCAATCCATATGCAGTAGCGCCAAGCCACGGTTGACCAATGATCAACGCAGCGGCGACCAACGCCACACCGGCAATGATTCGACCGACCGCACCAGCGCCAACGATCACAGGCATGATCTTGATCACCTGCTGACCAGCCGGGTCGCCTAACTCCTCGCCAGACAGGTCGTAGTCGCCAACACTGACCCGATAGTGCTGGTCAATCATGTGTTGCTCTAGCTGCGGGAAGTTCGCCAGCAGGAAACGAACAGCCTCTGCAGCACTGTCAACTGCCGCCATGAACTTACGGCGACCCAAGAATTTCGCCAGCCGCCCATAAACTCGGATCTCGCGGAGCATGGGTCTTAGCTGCCTCCATCCATCGTACTGAAACTGGGATGACGAAGCACGCGCCCAGTGCATTTTTGTAGCCAGCCGCCGTAGAGATCTCGGCTCGACAACCTGCCCCGAATATGGTGCAGCACCATCTGATCGCCGATATAGACACCGACGTGGTTCAAGCCAACGCCTTGGATGTTCATCAGGATCGCGTCGCCCATCTCCAGTTGTTCGTCTTCCTGTAGCGGGCGGAATCCTGCCTGCTTCCAGCAGTTGTCGAACATCGGTGCAGCTTCAAACTCTTCTGGTGTCAGCGGGCGATCCCAATCACGTAGCTGCAGACCGTGCTCGCCGTACCAGTCACGCACCAATGTCCAGCAATCCGTCACGCCCCACGCCCAGGTGCGACCGATTAACGGCGCTTTGTAGCCTTCAGGCGACAGTTCACCCCAACCGCCAGTCTTCGGATTGACAATGTGCCAGGGCAAGCCGGATTTCTCGCACGAGACGCGATCCACCTGGCTCGGCACTGGCGGCATTGATGGGTGGCTATGCACAACGGCGACGACCTCGCCTGCATCTTCTGCTGCTGCAAAATCCTCTGGATCGAGGATGAACTGATCTGCCCCAGTCGCCAGGTTCTTGCACGGCCAGTAACGCTTGCGCCCCTTGACAACCACCACCAACCCGCACGCTTCACGCGGATCCTCAGCCTGTGCATGAGCCAGTGCGTCAGTTTTCCACTTCATGTGAAGAATGTCCCAACGCCCGGATAAGACCCGAAGGGTAGTTCAGCCAGGTTGCCGAAACGCAATTTGCAGCTGTTAAGGCGTTTGCCGCATTCGTCACCACTGCCGCCGAGATCATTGGCAAAAGGCGGCGATGTTTGCCATGCAGTGAAGGCCGCATCACGAGCAGCCAAAGCATTGTCGTAATTGGTCTTGGCTGTGTTGTAGGTAGACAGTGCGCTGTTGTAGGCAGATTGAGCAGCAACAACGGCGGAGTTGTCATACGCCCAGCGTTCAATCTCCCAGTATTTTGCGCTTGAAAAGAAAAATGTGTAAGTGGGGTATTGCCTTGCAGCACCTTTGCGATAGACATCCCCCAAGCTGACAATATTGCCGTCCCACTTAGCCGTTTCGGCACTGCCAAATATCTGAACGACCAAATTTGGACCGGAGGTATCAAAACGGGTTTCTGCTTTGTACCAGTTGCCTTGAGCGACGTTGAGATTGTTTGTCGCGGTGTTTAGCGCCGAGGTTGCATTGGCAAGTGGCGTCACGGTTGCATCAAAGGTTGCCTTGGCTGCGTAATAAGCAATCGCCTCAGCCGAGCTTGTAACACCAGGCAGCAGTTCATCATCCACATCAGCGATCGGTGGACCGGAGTAGCTGCATTCGGTGGAGCGATAGACCCACTGGCAACGGTTGGCAATGCACTGCCGTTTGGGCGCACGCACCCCGGCCAGATCAAACGCTGCAGCCAGCTCCCACTCAACAACATCCCGATTCTCAGCAACCTTGCGGTCTAGGTAGTAAATCTCGCGGGGGAACTCGGCTGTGGGATCTGGTGTGCCATAGGGATTGGTGCCACCCGTGAAATTTGCGCCATCGATATAACGAGCCAGCGTGCGGATGCGGGTCAGCTTGGCGCCGTTAAGGTCATTGCCCGAGCTGGTGTTATTAACCGTCAGCAGGATTGCGGTGATCGTGCCAAAGATGTTGCTAACGCGGATTCGCGGTCTAGGCAGTTGACCGTTGCCGCTGTACTCAAATCCCTCAACCTCAATCGGATAACGCTGATAGGTATTCCCTGCCCAGATCACGTCACCGTTTGACACGTCATTAGTGCCAGCGTGAAAGCGAAAAGTCGTATTCGCACCGTGCAACGCAGTGACAAGCTGCAGCTCAAACAGCTCGATAATGCTGCTGGGATTGGCCTTCTGGAGTTCTGAAGTTGGGACTGCCATTAGGGCTCGAAGACCTGGCGGAAGGTGGCGTTGATCGTCGCAAGTGTCGGATAGTCGATAGTCTTACTCCACTCAGAACAAACCCACTTGTAGGAAGTTGCCTCATCTGGTGGTGTCCAGTCAAAACTGGCCGAATCGGCAGCTCGTGCATTTAAGAACGCTTCGATCGTGTCGGAATCCGCTTCACTGATGTTGTTCCACGTAACGGTCCACTCAACTGGATTGGCGTGCGTAGGAAGCCCGAAGACAGTGCGATGCTCATACCCATCGCCAAACTTAACCGTGCGGGTCTTGGGGCGGCTGCGTTTTTCAGCGCCGTAGCTGATGTCGATGGAAGGGAATGTGGCCATTACGCAAGCAAGCCTCCGGGTCGTTTCTGTTTTATAAGTTCCTGCTGAACAGCGGCGCCAATCAATCCGCCTAATCGCTTCGAGTCAGTGGTGTCTGCCTGGGTATTAGTGCCGGTTGCATCGACATTGACAATGATATTGCCGATTGATCCGCTGCTTTGTACACCTAACTTGCCGTCCGCTCCACGCTTCAAGGGGAGGATGGCCTCTGGTCCGGCCTCGCCCATCAGCCCGAAGCGACCCGCACCACCGTCCGCATAGGCGAACAGCGTGGGCTTATTGACGACGCCGCCCATTGCGTAAGCCTTGACGCCGCGGTCGAATACGCCGCCCATGGCAAACCCCAGAGCACCTGTACGTGCCATAAAGGCAGCATCGCTTTCCTTACCCCCCGCTGCGCCTTTCGAACCAGGCAACAACCCAACTACCTGATTCAGGATGGCCATAACGATCATTTTTTGAATGATCTGTGCAGCCATATCAAGAAAGTAATTAGCGAGGTTTTGGAAGAAGGAAGCCAGTGCCTGTTGAGTGGTCTGACTGCCGTTAATTACGTTGGTGAAGGAGGTGCTGAAGGCCGTGCCAATGGCGTTAGCGGCGCCGACAATCTGATTGACGGGATTGAGTAGCTCGGTCATTTCCTGCTTGAGCTTGGCGATGTTCTGACTCATCTGCTCAAACTGGGTTGGATCGATCTCCTGGCGGTAGAGGTCGACGCCTGCTTGGATTCGAGCTTCCGCTCCAGGTAATCCCTCAAACTCTTTTTCTAGGCGCTTGCGCTCTCTAAGTAGCAGGATGCTGTTGTACTCCTTCTCGTTAAGCAGACCAACCTTGTATGCGCGATCCTCAAGTTCTTTATTTAGATCTTGGTCAAGTCGTGCCATCTCACGATGACGGTCCACCATGTCGCTAAATAAGTCGGTGGTGCTCGACGTGGCACGGTTATACGCCTCAGCTAAAGCTACGCGCTGCTTCTCAGGAGTTTCGTTGAGCTTATTAGCCTCATAAATGTCGAGCGCGTACTGCGCCTTAATTTCGTCGAGCTTTACTCCACTTTCCTGCGCTGTTAGGAGTGCAATACGTAGAT